CTGTTTTATTGCCTTGAGAGATTAACATTTTGAGGAAATTGGATTCAACTGGTGGAAGAGTATTGTCAAGAGTTAATTCAGATATGAATGCCTCTAATTGTTTAGGAGATGCAATCAATTTCCCATCTGAAGTCTTGAGACATTCTCCATGAGTTAAAACACAATAAGCATCGAATAATTCAAGGATTTGATTGAAATCCCTATATATTACATCGGAATTCTTAACGAATCTTTTAAAAAAACTTCGATAAGGAATTATGACTCTTATGTCCTCTTTAACAAGCCATAAGAGATAATTATGATATTTTTTAATATCTTCCAGTCTTGCATCTTGCATTTTATTCTCCCATGAATCCCAATAAAACAAAGCAAAGAGAAAATCCAAGACTTCATCATTGTTTGCATCAATCGGAGTCGATTCAATACTCCTTGAGCCGATTTGCTCCTCTTCATCTCCTAAAAAATCAAATCGGACAGTTTGGAAGACTGCTCCAATGGAGTCTGCTTTCAAATCCAATGTTTCATCCTCAAGACTCTGGAAATTCCCTTCGGTCAATTCTCTGGAAAATTCCTTATCAGTTATCAGGATTTTGATGATGTCGAATACTTCTTCAACTTTCTCATATGCTCCCTTTTTGCCTAAATCTCCAAAATAAATGATTAACCTTTCAAAATATCGGATATTCTTCTTTGCTTTCCTTGAAAATGATGACAAAGTCATTTGATTTTTCTTATAAATATATCGTTTAGGAATCATCATCAGGAAGGCAATTGCATCCTCCAATGATTTTCCGACATTGGATTTTGCTTTGGTATATATGAAATAACTTCCTTTCCCTCTGATGATATTGATTCCTCCCAGATGCTTTCGATAAATTGCTTTATGACTGCCTTTATGGAAAGGATTGACAATATTGTCCCAATAACTAATTAAGCCATATGCATCAATCCATTCCCTGACTTCTTCAGCATCTGCCAGAGCATCATCATCCAAATCCGGATCGACTCTTTGAAGATATTCATCATCAATAAATTCATCATCATCCTCTTCCCATTCTTCATCTTCATCAGGTATTGGGAATTGATAATCCAATTCTTTGAAGACTTCCAATGATGGAGAATTGACAATATCCTTAATCAAATCATTCATGAAGGATTTATATGTCCCTTTTGCTGAATCAAGATTTGCAATGCCTCCCTTAAATGAAAGACTGCGATTGATGGAGGATTTTCCTCCGGCATCGATGTCTTCTTCGACTGGGAGCATATCTCTCCTAAAGAAGTTTAATATCTTAAATTCACCATTGACTTTATAAACCCATGAATATTTGATGAATTTTGTCTTAAGGTCAGGAATCCTCTCAATTTTAAGATAAATGTCCCTTTCATCAGGATTGACATCATGCTTATAAGTATAAGGTTTATATAATCCAGAGGAGTCCCATTCATATCCTTTTTTCTCCATGTCAGCATCCGGTTTATAATCTGAAGGAGATGATGAATCTGATTGGATTTCTTCCATTTCAATGGAAGATAAGTCATTAAATTTGTTTGTCATATTATCACCTCAATCAAATTCCCTTCAGATATTCATTCGACCGGATAGATGATGAAATATTTCTTATTTCCGAATTTCTCTCTCCTTGTCTTTGCTTTGAATGTTAATCCTTGCAATGCATCTTGGATGTCTTCAAATTCACATTCAATGCCTCCATCATATATTTCAGAGGCATATGAGAGGATTGGATATAATTTGGATTTACTTCCGATATATAAGAAGCCATCTGCATTCATCTTGACATTAAATCCCATGTCGAAGGATTGGAAGGATTCTGGATTTTCAAAGGAGACATAAAAATATCCTCCATCTCCGGATTCAGATTCCCTCAATTCTTTGACATCAATTATCTTTAATGTCTTTGCAGAGTCTCTCATTGCCATCAATAAATCTTCTTCATCGATTTCATCAACTCTTCTAAAAGCCATCAGAATCATCTCCTTTTTCTGCCCTGATTAATTCTTCAAGGTCTTCAATGTCTGTCCTTTCAATAATTTCATTTAATAGAGTATTTTTGACCATGCTCATTCTTTCAAGATGATGGATGAAAAACATGAAGTCTTCATATGATTTTTGAGCATTGAAAAATAATTCCCATTCCCTGACATCTTCATTTCCATTCCCAAATGGAATTTCTGTCATGATTCTTAAGACATTTAAAGCAATGCAGACAATCTCTGATTCAGAAAAATCACGATGATTTATATCACTTTTGTCAATCATCCTTTTAATTCTTTTAATTAAGAGATTGGAATATGTATAATCTTTAGATTGCAAATCATTCATCATCCCATCCTCCTTTGATTATTGGATTGTTAATCTTCCTTTCTTTTTTGATACTGTCCACAAATTCAATGTCATATGCTCCAAAGACTCTCATGAATTGGAGATTGTCTTCCAGATTGGAGATATAGTCTTCTCTGAAAGTATTGATTAACTTCTCCATTGATTCAGGAGGTTCATCTTCGATTAACATATCCAATGATTTCAATCCCAGATATAAGATGTCTCCAAGACTGTTCTTATAAAATATGTCATGATTATTCTGTCTTTCTAATTTATCATGAATCTCCAATGCTTTTTTATAAATTGGAATCCATCGGAGTCCTTTCATGACATTTTCCTCAAAATTATTTGGCATCCTGATTTCCTCCTTTCAAGTGAAATTCTTCAATCATTTATTCTCCCTTTCCAGATGATTGATTGCGATCAGGTTCAATGATTCTCCTGACTCCAGACTCATGAAAAGATTTGTCAAAGCCAAGTCCAAGATTGCTCCCTTTGTCATTCTCATATTTGCGATTTTCTGATTTGTCATGATGTCATCGATGAATGCATAATTGACATTTGAGATATATGCATTTATCCGGCATCTGCCATTCCTTTTCTCCATGATTGGAGATTCTTCATTCTGATTGATATTTGGAATTTCCATGTATATTCTCCATTTAATTCAATTCATTTGAGAAAATAAGACAATAATTATGAATGACATGATGAATTTTAATCAATAGCCATTGCCGACCATTAACTTTAATTAATTGGAATTGTAAAAATAAGACCATCTGATTGGAAGTTATTTTCACAATTGGATATGATTGCGATGATTAATCTGGAGGATTTGTCCACATCCGACCAAAGACTGACAATCCTTCATTTATTTCATCATATTCTTCCTATTTCTTATTTTTGATTTATCATCTCCATTTTCTGAATCTGATTTAATCAATATCTTCATAATAATCGTTTTGACTATTCTGAAGACATCTCCAATTATATATTTGAAATCGTTAATATATAAAGTTATTGGTAAAAACAAGCAATATCCATCCTCTAAATAGAAAATAACTGTCAGATAACTGTCCGACACTTTTAAAAAAAGAAAAATAAAAAAGAATCTATCTTCCCAGATTCTTCTTATAAAAAGCAATTTTCTTGTCAATCCATTCCTTCATCTCTTCAGCATCCTTCAGAGCAGATTCCATGAATTCTCTGTCATGAGTATTATTCAAAAGAGATTCATGAGACTCCCTGACATTCTTCATGTCAGCATTCTTGACCAGATGCATGAAGTCGATCCGGTGAAGAAAGACTCCCCTGAAGTGTAATGACTGCAATTGATATTCCCATTCCAACCGGAAATATAATCGATGATGATTGAAATCATCAAAGACATAAAGTCCATCATGCCATCCTCTCAATCTGGATGACTGATATTGTCCTTCTCTGTTAATATCCAAGTAATTATTCAATGGAAATCGGACAATATAACATTTAGATAAATTAATTTCATGAATTTCCTCAAGTCTTTTATAATAATCCATTTCAGATATATTGTCATAAGGATTTGAATAATTTAAATGAAAGTCAGCAGTCCTCTTCAGATTAGAAAGAATATTTATCGGAAGTAATGAAAAATCCATCAATTCAAAATTAAAATTAAAAACTTTATTGAATCCATCATGATGGACATAAGAATCATTAAAATCTGATTTGGTATTATATACAGTTAATATGAAAGATTTTCGATTCAATTCCTCTAAATTCCTTGTCTTTGGGATTACCATGACAATCTCAATATCGGTGAAAGCAGTCCTCTTGGAAGTATTAATCATGTTTAACTTTTCATTAATGATATGATTCATTCCATCTGTCCAATTCCATCCATTACCTTTGAAATAAGCCATCAAATCATTATAGACTGATTTTGAAATCCTCATGTCCTTTTGAATTTTAGGATTTCCATGAATATGCTTTCCATAATGACTGTCTTTATAAAATGGAGATTGACTGATAATCATCAGGTCTGAAATCCTTCCATTTATCCATAATTCTTCATTTGCCATAATTATCATCTTTTTTGTCGATTTAAAATTCATTCATTTATTCAATTCAATAATAATAATAATAATAATAATAATAATAATGTCATGTAATACATTATTGTATTACAAAATTTTTTTAAAATATACATTGATGTAGCACATGTATGACATACATGTATTACATTACATCAGATTTCGCCGAAAAGATGTAATACATCATTGTATTACATTGAATTATTATTGATTATTTTTTCTTATCTCTGGAGTTATAGGCAGAGATGACTCTTTCATTGAATTCCTCCAATTCAAGCCCTGATTCTTGAGCATAAGGTTTAATCTGCTTATATTTCAATTCCAAAAAATTTTCAATTGTTTTATATGTCCTTTTTTCCCTTTTAAACCATCGGACAACTGCTTTGACATTCTTCTGGATTTCATCAGCAAATAAAACATCATCATTCGGTTTAATTCCCTTTTCATTGCAGATTAAATCGATTTCCATTTGATAAGCAGTCAATTCTGCTTGGAGTCTTCTGGATTCAATTTTCAGATGCTTGAGTCTTTGCATTTCATCCTCATTTTTATTCAATACATTGAAAGCAAAATATTCAATGGCATCCCCATATGAATATTTGCTATTTTCCATTATTCTCTTTGCTCTGGGTTTAATCCTTGCAGAGACAGTCATATCTCTCAATTCTGTCAATTTAAACACCTTTTTAAATTGTTTTGAATTGAAAATCTGAAAAATAATTCTTTCAAATGTAATACATTAATGTATTGCAATGTAATACATCCTTGTATTACAATTTAAAGCCCTTTGCATTAAGTTTAAATATAATACCGATGAAAAATAGTATTAAGTTTAAACTTGCAGATTTGAGATGATGCCAGTCATCTCTTATCTTATACTGATTTTTTTCATGATTTTCAATCATTTCATTTCATCTAAAGTCTTTTGATTGTCGAATTTTTTTATAAAATCGGAGACTGCTTCATCATATAAGTCATAGACATATCTCCCTTCTTTTAAGGCAATTTCCTTCATCTTAATATGATTTTTTTCTTCAATAGTCATGTTAATCTTCTTTTTCATAAATATCCGACTCCTCCAGATAGTCAATAGATGATGATTATATCTCTATTTATAAGTGTATATAAAACCTTGCTTTCTTCCTTCCTTGAAATGTTTTTATCAACATGACTGATTACATCTTCAGCCATTAACGATCAGGATGAAAAATCCTGAAGATGAATTCCGACAATCCTGATCGACTGGGATGAAAATATGAAATCATGAGAGATTGTCTTAAATTGGAAGTCTTGTCTATATAATCGAAGGCAATAAAAATCAAAAGCCATGTCCCTTTGATTTAATCGAATGGATGATGAATAATCCTGAAGACTCCCATATCTCATGAATGATTCTGGGAGCATTCTTTTAATATTTGATGATGGCAAATGCTGAAGATATTTGGGAAGGATTATTATGTTTTTATTGTCATTTTATTGCCGGTTACTTATCAGATTATTGTCATTTTATTAAGATTTTATTGCCGGTTTATTGTCATTTATTAACAAGAAAATTATTGATGATTTCACTTCAGGAAGGTCAATTCCCATAAGGTTCATCATCATCTCCATGAATTTCATCCTTCCTGACTTTACTTCATCATGACTTTGGGAATTTTTCATCTTCATGATATTTCCAGATATTGAAATTTTGATGCAGTCATTTATCGTGAGATTTCATGATGAAAATTTTTGCCTCTGATGATAACTGATATTTCATCATGAATTTTCATGAAATTGGAATTTTGATGAAAATCATCATGTCAAAAATTCATGTCATTTGACTTGTCGAATTGCTCAAAAAAGGAGGAAGGAGAATGCTCCATTTCGGAAATAAAGACATCGTTTTTCAGACATACAGATGTCCCAAATAAGCACTTTCAGTTTGGAAGGTACTTTCATTATATTAAATGATTGACTAATTAAATGACAAGTCAGATGACTACTTTCATTTAAATTAAAAGAAAGCCATCAAATAATGAAGGCAATTTTTTAACGATTTGCCGATTTCGATTTTTTTGCCGAAAATAAGCAATTTTTTTTCTTTCACATCGATAAATTCATGAAAATTCATGATGACCCTGAAAATTTTTTGCTCCTGAATTTCATCATGACCATCAGAAAGTCATCAGGATTTCATCATTTCCAGATATTTCATGATGACTTTTTTTCATCTGGGAAGACTTATCATGAAAATTCTGGATGAAAATTATATTAAGATTAACGATTAAAAATAGTCATAATTACTTGGAGATGATATATCATGAGGATATTTGAAAGGCAAATGAGGAAGGTCTTTGATAAGAATGGCAAATTGAAGGAATATAATATATCTTTGGGAGTTAATTCGGATATAAATGAAGATAGATTTTATATAAAACAAAAGGACAAAAAGACAAAAAACAAAAAGGACATTGTTGTCTGCGATGTCCTGATTTGCTTTCCGGATGAATATGCTGAATTCCATCAGGAGCATGAGGAATTCCAATCCCAGATGCAGACATTGAAAGAGGAAATTTCAAAGCAAAAAGAATTGATTGAAAGTCTGCAAAATGAATTGTCTTCCATACATTCAGACCATCAAAAAGAGATGGATGATTTGAAAGAGGAATATTCTGCAAAGATTAATGAATTAAATGATGCCCTTCATCATAAAGACATTGAAATTGAAGAGACAAAGACAAGATATGAGGAGAGGATTGGGAATTTGAAAGAGGAACATCAGAAGGAAATCAATCTCCTCAAATTATATGATGATGAATACCACATGAAAATCCAAGACCATCAGACAGAAGTCTTCAATTTAAAAAAAGGACATCAAAAGGAATTCTCCGGCATAAAAGACCAGATAACAAAAGAGACAATCCATCATAATGACCATTTGAATGACTTTAAAGAATCATTAAAATTAAGGAATTACATCAGAGGACATCATAAAAAGAATTTTGAAATATTAAAAGAAGATATTGAACAATTCCGGATGATTGGGAAATATATTGAGACAAAAGAGACTGAAATCATTGAAGGTGTGAAAAGGAAGGAAGATGATGAAGATTCATCATGACTTCCCTCTAATGATAATATGACCATGAAAATCCTGATCGTTAGATAAAAAAATTCTCCATCATCAGAATCTTCTTCGACTCTTATGCTTTAACAATGGATTGGGAGGCACTCCGATTCTTTGTCCCAATGTTATTCTTGGTCTTATATGTCCAGTCTTGACTGTAATGCCTCCATATCCTTTAAGGAAGTTAAATCCATAACTTGCAGAATCAATTATGTCATCATGCTTTCCCAGAGGAAATGATTTTAATTGCTTGATGAATTCTCCTCTTAAATAATCATTCTGAATATGGACATGGATTTTCCCATCCAATATCGCTTGTTTAAATACATATGCTCTGTCCACTTTGCTCCCAATCGGTTCAGATTGATGGCAGATATATCCTTGAAGATAAGATGCATATTCATTGAATAAGAATTTGGATGCTCCTCCAGATGTCCCAGACTCAATCAAAATTGGAATATTTGCTCCATCAGATTTGGCAGTCTGCAATAATTTCTCTTTCAATGCCTCTCCAAATTGCCCATATTCAAAATCCTCAATGACATAATACTGATTATCGACTTTATGCATAAGCATTCCGACAGAGAAGTCTCTTGCAATCCCTTTTGATTCATCAGAATAAGCCAAATCCCATGACCGACAAGAATACATCGATTTTCCTCTTTTGTCAAAAGGTTCATCATGGAAAATCAATTTATCGACATTGAAGAAAGAGCCAGTTTCATCTAAAGGTCTTTGCTGAAAGATACATGAGAAGAGTCTTTCTCCCATTTCTTCCCTTTGAGCATTCAGGAAGTCAATGGAATATCTTTCTTTCCAGAGAGGAGTCCCATCATTCTTAATTGCCGGATATGAGATAAAATCATATTTGTCAGGAGAATTCTCCATCAAATATCCTTGAAGGTCATTGGATGCCCATCTGGTATGCAATATTAATAATTTTGTTTGAGGTTCTTTCCTTTGAAGAATCATTGTCTTAAACCAATCGATTTTTTTATCCAATAAACTTGGAGTAATATCTGCAAATCCTTTATAAATATCATCCAGAATTAAGATGTCAGCATCTTGTCCGGTTATACTTCCGGATGCTCCAGTCAATCGGATGCTCCCTTTGTAGAGTCTGCCATTCTTATCCTCAAATTTGATATGAGTCGAAGAATGCTTGACATCAGAGACAAAGACATTGAATATTTCTCCATAATCTTTGATATATTCTCTCAATCGGATTCCAAAGTTTTCAGATAAGGATGCCTCTGCATTTACAATCATGATATTTAAATCAGGATTCTGAAATATCATCCATAAAGGAAATGCCAAAGTAACAATCGAAGATTTGGAATGTCTTGGAGCAATGGACAAGCAAAGATGCTTGTCAGTCTCATTCAGATATAAATCGGTCAATTTATCAGCAATGTCCTTTATATGAAGAGCATCGACAGAATTTGCATATCTTAAACCGATGAAATTAAAATAAAATTCATATAAGTCATTCAGCATAAAATCCAAATCTTCATCATCCAATTCATTCAAAAGATTCACTAATTCCCTTTTCATATCTTCTCCTCCTTATTCTTTCTTTATTGAAAATATTCCTTATGTCATGATGCAATTCTTCTTCAAAATCATCATCCTCCATTAAATCATATTTGGATATATTCTGGAGACTGAATTCATCATTGCCTACTTTTTCAGAGACAATCAGGATGGAATTCAAATAAAAACAATAATAAATGAATCCCATGAGATTGATGTATGTCTCCCTGAATTCAGAGATGACATCCATTATCTTCTCAATAGTCTCATTAAAGCCATTCAAATCTCCTTCCATATAAGTCTCATAGTATTTCCTTGTTAAATAGTACAAATACTTTTTTAATTTGTCTTTGTCCATATTGGAAATGACATTATTCTTCATTTTGTCCAATTTCTCATGACTTGCCATGATTATTCGCTCCATTCATTCTCTTCCAATTTTGCAATCTTGGAATCCAGATCGTCAATTGCATCAAATTTCTCCGGAGCAATTTCAATGACTTCGACTCCATCAGAATCATATAAGACTGCATTTTTCAATTCATTGACTTCTTTGAGGATTTTATCATATTCAAAGTCTTTGAGAATTCTATTTCCGACATTACAAGCATTAACAATAGCCTTTGCCTGATTAATCCGGACATTCTCTGTCTCTTTGTTTTTAACATTCCCAGTCCATAATCTTGCAGATAAATATTCGATAATTTCAATCTGTTTGTCAATAAAATATTTCCTTATGTCATCATATTCATTGTCAGAGGAAATGTCTGAAGGAGAATATCTCTTCCTCAATTCCCTCAAATTATATTTATTTTTATTCTTTTTTTGCTCTTGTTTAGTCATTTCATAACTCCCAAATAACATCAATTTATTAAAATATTGAAGACTCCTCCATTTCCTTTCAATGTCATCAAAGGATTTGAATGAGTCTTCAGAATAGTCTTTTAAAATAAGACCCTCTCTTTGATTAAAAGGCATCGAATTTATTTTAAGAATTCATCTGCCTTTGACATAATAATCCCTTTGTCATCAGTCCCTTCCATCTCTCCAATAAATCCATAATAATTCAAAGTCTTCCCACATGAAGAGCAATAAAAATAATTGCTATTCCTGAAGATGACTGCTGAAGGATTATTATCTGAATGGAATGGACATCGGACAATCACTTTGTCAGAATCCTCCTTGATGATTTCTCCTCCATAATGATTGAAGAGGTCTCTCATGTCAATATCAGAATAATTCTTATATTTACCATGATATTTCTTCATCAGCATCTTCCTTCTTTCCTCATTCTCCTTCTTCAATTCCCTTTGTCTTCTTTCATTGATTTTATGAAATTGTCTGTCATTATAAATCAGACTGTCCCTGAATTCTCCGGATGACTTTGCATATTCCATGAAGTCGAATTCGATCGGTCTGCGATTTTGTCTTCCCAGAATTTGCATGAATTCATCATAGTCGTATATGTCAGGAATTGGAATTGTCATGAGGTCAGTCTTTGAATGGAATTTATATTGACATCTTTGAAGTCTTCTCTGTGCCTTGTTTTTATCAAAGACTTTATAATCCAATTTAACATTCAATCGGTCTGCGAATGATTTTGCAAATAACCTTGAGACTTGACTTAAATTCTGGATGATAACTTCATCATAAAAGATGTTTATATGAAATCCTTTGCTCCCTGAAAATATGAGATATGGATGAAGTCCCAAATCCTCCAAATATAAGCAAAGAGTCTTGGCATCTTGGAAAGTTTGATATAATAAATCATGATTGAAAATCAAATCTTTAAATCTGGATTTGCAGTCTCTGACATTCATCATCAATTCCCTTTTAGACAATTCCCTTCCTTGAAATTGCATCAATGCCTTCTTCATGTCTGATTTAATCGCATCGACTTTGTCAGATTCAATGTCCAAGTCATAAAATTGTCTGTCATTCCATCTTTGATATATATCTCCGGTCTGATATTCATTAGAAGATTTGAAATATGATATTTCTCCTCCCATGAGTCCATCACATCCCATATGCTCTGCTTTTGTCAGGAATCTCAATTGTCTGGAATGTCCATCAGTCATCTTCCCAATTTTCTTTGCATTAAAGACATGATTATATCTGATTTCTCCATCATGGCATATTGTCCGATTATCTTTCAATTTCAAGCCATCATAAATATATCTCCAATCCCTGAAGAATTCTCCATTGTAATATTGGAAATAATACTCCTTTAAAGATTTTTTTATCTTCCTATTTATCATCATGTTTGACTTTTTCATCCTGATCGCCTCAATAACATAAGCAGAATAGCCATGAAAAATGCATGATTTTATGCAGAATCCTCCATCACAAAAGCAGAATATCGGAAAATTCTGCAGAATTTCGACATAAAAAAGCAGAATAGCATATCAAAAAAGCAGACCCAAAAAATCAAAAAGACTTCATCATCCTCCAATCATCATTTTGGACATTCTCCATCGTTATTGATATTTTGGTATGCTCTGCTTTTTCTCCTGATATGCATGAAGAGACTTTTATTTTTTTTCTGATTTCTGGAGAAAAATATCCTTCATGTCTATATAATATAATATAATAATATAATAATAAAGGAGAAGTCTCTGATGAAGAAAAGGAGCAATATGATGAATTTTGCTCTGCTTTTTTTATCATCGATTCTGCATATTTGATGTCATATTCTGCTTTTTTCATGCATTATTCTGCTTTTTCCTCCTCCGATTCTGCTTTTATCTCATATGATATTGCATAAGGAATGTCTTGCTCCTTCATGAATTCATTCGCATCATCGATGTCTTCCTGCTTAAGATGAATCGGATTTAATATTTCTTCACATTTACTTGTTAGATGATAGATATTCCTCCCATTCGCATCCTTATATTCTAATTTGTCAAGATATAAATTGGAATATAACTTATTCAGGAGACTTCCCACATCATCAACATCTTTGAATGCTCTCTTGGAGGAATGCATTCGCTGAAGGTCATTGACCCTGAAGAAGATATTTTCCTCATGATTCAATCCAGTCCCTCCAAGCCGGTACATTTCCAATAATTTTGCGATGGCAGATTGTCTCTTTGAATATTCCAAATCGTTGATTGTCTCATATTCATATTTGTCCAGATTTTGACAGAATCCCAGATGCTCCATGACTGCATTTTCATATTCCTGAATTGGATTGAAATCATCATCAGAGACATCAATGATTTTCAATTCTGTTTTATTGCCTTGAGAGATTAACATTTTGAGGAAATTGGATTCAACTGGTGGAAGAGTATTGTCAAGAGTTAATTCAGATATGAATGCCTCTAATTGTTTAGGAGATGCAATCAATTTCCCATC